TTTTAAGTGTAAATATGATTTATATAGTTACAAAAAACTGTATAAAAAATTCAACTGATTTTTGAAAAAATCTCGGTTAAAAGTTATGCAAAAAAATATTTTAAAAAAGTATTTAAATTTAAAATATAAATAATAAACAAAAATATAAAATATGATAATAAAAAGAATAATATATTTTGGAAAGGCAAAAATGAGATGTGATATAAAAATAATATGCGTTTAAATTATTTTTAAATGCTTTTAAAAACGTTTAAATTTTTAATCTTGTAAATTTATATTATTCAAGATAAAAAATTTAATGTAGGGGCAATTAAGGGCAAAATAAAGATATATATTTTTAAGACATAAAGTTTTAAGTAAAAATATTCAATGTTTTAAATGATAATGAAGTATATAAAAAATTAATAAAATATAGATATATGAGTATTTAAATGGTAATTTTAAAAAGTATTTAAATGAGAATGTGGTATGAAGGGGGGATAGTATGAGTGAAAAAAGCATAAAAAAATTATTTGAAGTAATAAATACTGTGGATGACGAAGTGGACAAAGATGAAATAGAAGAACTTGAAAGACTAAAAAAATTGACAGAAGAATATCTGACAGCAGGTACTTCCTCTGAAAAAATAAAACTGCTAAGAGAATATAAGGCGGGTGCAAAGCTTACAGGTGCAAACGGAATAAGAAAAAAACTGTCTGCTATTGATCTTGGATATTTTGGGCGTGCATACTTTCCACATTATTTCAATAGGAAGTCCCCTACTTTTCACGAAGAACTGGATATCATATGGGAAAATGGAGTGCTAAAAAGCAATAATCCATACAGTCTTAGGAGTGCAAAAATAATAAATAGAAATGATGGAGTAAAAAGATGTGTAGCTGCTCCTCGTGGACATGCTAAAAGCACAAATCTTACTTTTAAAGATGACCTACACGCTATACTGTATCAATATAAGCACTATATCATAATACTATCAGATACTTACGACCAAGCAAGTTCATTTGTAGTTGCAATAAAGGAAGAGTTGGAAGAAAATGGAGCAATCATAGAAGATTTTGGGAATCTTGTCGGTAAAGTATGGCGTGAAGATGTGATTGTAACAAGTACTAAGATAAAAGTACAGGCAAAAGGTGCAGGGCAAAAAGTCAGAGGGTTAAAGCACAAAAACTGGCGTCCTGATTTAATTGTGCTTGATGATGTTGAAAATGATGAGTTAGTTAGAACTGTTGAGCAAAGAAGAAAACTTGCGAACTGGTTTAGTAAGGCTGTGTCAAAGTGTGGTGATACTTATACAGATTTTATCTATATAGGCACTATGCTACATTATGACAGTTTGCTTGCAAAAGTGATGAAAAATCCTGCATATAAGAGCATAAAATACAAGGCTGTACTGGACTTTTCAAAGTCTGAACTATGGGATAGATGGGAAGAGATATACACTGACCTTTCAGATGAAGATAGAGAACAAAAGGCAGATGAATATTTTGCTAATAATAGAGATGAAATGCTAAAAGACACAAAGGTGCTATGGGAAGAAAAGCTTTCATATTACGATTTAATGAAAATGAAAATATCAGAGGGAGAAGCATCTTTTAATTCAGAAGAACAAAACGAGCCTATCAATCCTGAAGATTGTTTGTTTAATGAAGAATGGTTTGAGTATTACAATCCATTTGAAGTCGATTTTTCAAATGGCTTTGAATTTTACGGCTTTGTGGATCCGTCACTTGGCAAATCTAAAAAATCAGACTTTTCAGCAATCATAACTATTGCAAAGGAAATAAATACTGGCTATATGTATGTTGAAGGTGCAGATGTTGAGCGTAGACATCCTGACAAGATTATTCTTGATATATTAGATACAGCAAGAAGAATTGAAAAACAATATAAAGTAAAATATACAGTGTTTGGAGCTGAAACAAATCAATTCCAATGGTTTTTGAAAGAGCAATTGGCAAAAGAAGCAGCTAAACAAGGGATATATTTACCTATTGAAGAAGTAAATCAAACAGCTGATAAAACTCTTAGGATACAGACATTGCAGCCGGATATAAAAAATCACTATTTAAAGTTTAATAAAAACCATAAGAGATTGTTGGAACAATTAAAATACTTTCCTATGGCTGATCATGATGACGCTCCTGACGCTCTTGAAAGCTGCAGAACTCTTGCAACAAAAAATAAAAAGAAAATAAAACTCCTTGATAGAAGATTATTCGGATTATAAAAGCATTAGAGTGCTTTTTTATTTTGCAAAAATGGAGGTGAGGGATGTACAAAACTGCTGAGGAATTAACAGACAAACTTATAACTAAATTCATAGCTCAATATGAAAAAGACAATAAAGAACGATATAAAAATTTGCAAGATTATTATAAAAATGCAAACAATATACTAAACAGAACAACAATAGACGGAAATGATGTAAACAATAAAATAGCAAATAATTATGCAGGATATGTAACAGATATGGCAACGGGTTATTTTATAGGCAGACCTGTAACATATACGTCAAGCAACGATGAGTTTTTAAATATCATACAAAACATATACAATTACAATGACGAGCAGGACGAAAACAACGAAATAGCAAAGCAGTTCAGTGTAAAAGGAAGATGTTATGAAATTATATACTTAGATGAGAATGACTTGGACGAAGATAATATGCCAAGGCTCAGATTTAACAAAATAGATGCTGAAAATATGATGGCAATTTATGATTACGGCATAAGCTCTGAAATGCTTTATGCAATAAGGTGGTATGATGTAACAATAAATAATAAGAAAAGCATAAAGATTGAAGTATATACAAAAGATAAGATTATATTCTATGAAAAAATTGGAAGCAAGCTGACTGTAGAAAAAGAAGTACAGCATTTTTTCAAAATAGTCCCTGTTATAGAGTATATTAACAATGAAGAAATGCAAGGCGATTTTGAAAAAGTGATGACATTAATTGACGCATACGATAAAGCCGAGTCGGACAGTTTAAACAACCTTGAATACTTTGCAAATTGCTATATGTATCTTGTTGGCATGAAAAATACCGACATGGATGATATCAAGAGAATGAAAGAATTAAGAGTTATACTCCTTGATAAAGAAGGAGAAGCGGGATTTTTGACAAAAAATGAAAACTCTGAAGAAACGGAAAATATCACAAACAGATTAAAAAGTGATATTCATAAGTTTTCGATGGTTCCGGATTTGTCGGATGAGCAATTTTCAAATAACGCATCCGGTATAGCAATGCTGTATAAACTGCTTGGACTTGAGCAGTTAGCAGTAAAAAAAGAACGTAAGATGAAAAAAGCACTGCAAAGAAGAATTGAAATCATAGTAAACTATTTGAATTTTAAAGGTGCAAACTATGATTATAAAGAAATAAAGATGCAGTTTATGAGAAATATCCCGGTAAACGATAAAGAAAATGTTGAAATTGCACAGATGTTACAAGGTATGCTCTCACAAAAAACAGCTATATCATATTTGAAAATGATTGATGATGTTAATTCAGAGCTTGAAAATATTCAAAAAGAAAAAGATTCATACAGCATAGATTTAGACAAAGTGGGCGATACGGATGCTTGATGAATTTCAAGAACTGGACAATCTTGTACAAAAAATACTAAAGATGTCAGAAAAAGATATACAAAAAAACTATAAAAAAACACTTGAAGAACTTAGAACTACAATCAGAAAACAATATGACAAGTATGAAAAAGGCGGAAAGCTTGATATTAAAGAGATGTCAAAGTATGACAGATTAAAAAAATTTGATGATGAAATAAAAATTAAATTATATCAGTTATATAAAAACAACAACGCTCTAATAAATGCTACTCTTACGAATATATGTGAAACTACAAGGGATATAGTAGTTGATACAGCTCAAAATAAAACAAAAAAATCGCTTATTGCAATAAAAAAAACACTGGATATTGAAAAGACTGTAAATGAAGAAATGGCAGGTCTGCATTGGGCTAACAGAACAGCTCATCACAGAAACGAAGTTATATATCAAGTACAAAAAACGCTAAAAGAAGGACTGTCTTATGGCAGCACATATAAGCAGATGTCAGACAGACTTACAGAAAAGTTAAATGGTGATGTGCTAAAACCTATAAGGATAATTCGTACGGAAGGTGCAAGAGTACACGCAAGTACACAAATGCAATCACTTGACAAGATTGCTGAAAAAGGTGTCAAGATGACAAAAAAATGGCTGTCCGCAAAAGATGAGAGAGTAAGAGATATGCACAGACAAATGCATGGAATAAGTGTAGCATATGAAGACGACTTCGCACTCCCAGACGGCACAAAAACGAAAATGCCACATTTAAGCGGAGTAGCAAAACACGATATAAATTGTCGGTGTATTGTAACAATAGATTTTGCGAAAAATATAGATAAAAATACTAATTTTAAAGGCAACTTGGAAAATTGGAAAGTTGTAGATAGTAAAAACTCTAAAACTGTAACAGAGTTACATGAATATGATATAGACGGAGTTAAATATAAGGTTGATGGAAGACACGTAAAACTTGATTATGATTCCAACGAAAAAAATATAGCCGATATAATTGCACAAAAATATGGAAAAGATGTTCAAATGGTGCCAAGAATATTAGAACCGAAAAAGTGCAGAACTCCTGATTATTTAATAAATGGAGAAAAATATGATTTAAAATCACCAACAGGTTCAGGTAAAAATACAATTTATGATATAGTTAAATCAAGTAAAAATCAAGCTGATAATTGTATTATAGCCTTAAATAAAACAAATTTAAGCATGGAAGATGTAGAAGAACAAATAAATAAAATCTATAAATCCAAGCATACTGAATTTATAAAAGAAATTGTTTTATTTAAAGATAATCAAATAATTAGAGCTTATTATAAAAAATAAAATCGGAAAGAGTGGCGACTCCCAGCCCTTAAAAAAGGGGTTTAGGGGGAATCGTACCTTTCCGATTTAATTAAATTAATTATAACACAAATAAACATAAATTACAAGAGGTTAGAAAGCATCTGTAAAAGTTATAGGTGCTTTTATAATACAAAAAATTATTAAATTAGGAGGATAATATGAGTTATTTTAGAAAAATCAATCTACAACTTTTTGCAGCAGATAACGGAGGCGGAGATGGAGGTAATGCTGATGGCAATGATGCAGATGTAAAAGATGGGCAAGGAGCTGATGGACAAAATACAAATTCTAAAGAAATAAAAACATATACTGATGATGACATAACAAAAATGAAAGATGATTGGGCAAAAGAACAGGAAAAAATCAATCAGGAAAAAATCAATCAGGAAGTTCAAAAGCAGCTGAAAGAAGAAAAAAGACTGTCTGCACTGTCAAAAGAAGAAAGAGAAAAAGAAGAGCAGGACGCAAAAGAAAAAGAATTAAAAGAACGTGAAGACAAGCTGTTATTCAAAGAAAGGCTGTCAGACATCAAAGATGAACTTATAAACAGAAAATTGCCTACTTCATTTGCAGTATATTTTGTAAATGAAGATAGTGAAAAGTCTCTAAAAGCTATAACAGAATTTGAAAAACTGTATAGAGCAGAGATACAAAATGAGATAAATTCAAAGATAAAGGGTGTAACTCTAAAAACAGGAGATAGCTCATCAAGTGACGGAAAATCTATGGCAGAACTTAAAAATACTCAAAAACAAACAACAAATAACCCATGGGCTATATAAAATAGGAGGTATGATATGAAAGTACAAAAAGGGACACTAATAAGAGACAATATAAACTTTTTAGCAAGCGATAAGTATGTGGCATTCACATATACAGTACCGCAATCAAAGGGAACTGTGATTGAAGGCAAGAAAATAGTAAAAGCTGGTACAATACTGCCGGATAACAACGCTACTGCAAAAGGTATACTGCTTGAAGATGTGGACGTTACGGCAGGAGACAATGTAGGTTCACTTCTTGAAGACGGATTTGTATTAAAAGACAGATTACCGGTAGCACCTGATACTGCAGCTATAACTGCATTAAAAAGAATAACATTTAAATAATTTTAGGAGGTATGATATGGATTTTGAACAATTATTCTCTATGGCGGTAATAAGAGATTACCTAAAAGAAAGAAAATTAAAAGAGTTTATGGGAGAGCTTTTATTCCCGGAAACAAAGATTGAAGATATAGATCTTGCATATATAAAAGGTGCAAACAATGCCGCTGTTTCAGCGTCAATACATGGATTTGATACAGAAACGGAGATAGCATCAAGAGAAAAATTAGAATATGTAAAAGAGCAATTGGCTCTTATCAAAAAGAAAATAAAAATGGGAGAAGAACTCATAATAAAACTCAATACTCCACGTACAAGTGCAGAATTTGAAAAAGCCAAAGAACTTGTATTCGATGATGTAGACAAAATGGTACTTGCAGTAAAAACAAGAATAGAAGCAATGAGAATGGAAGCACTTACAACAGGTAAGATAGTTGCAAACGAAAACGGTGCAAGCGTATCACTTGATTATGGTGTGCCGTCCAACAATATAAAGACATTGGGCGGTACATCAGTATGGACAGATGCAGCATCAGATCCGATAAAAGATATATTCGATTGGACAAACAGCTTACTAAATACGGCAGGTATCACACCTACAAGAGCACTTACAAGCAATGCTGTACTGTCAACACTATTAACACATGACAAAGTCAAAAAAGATATATTCGGCTTAAATACAAAAGCACTTAACAAAAAAGAATTAAACGACTTTTTACAAATGCAAGGACTTCCTATAATCGCAACATATGATGAAAGATATAGAGTGCAAAATGCAAACGGAACATACACTACAAAGAGATTTTTTGACGAAAATAAATTTGTAATGATGCCTGAATATGCTCTTGGCGAAACAATATACGGTTTAACTCCTGAAGAAATAGAATTATCCGGAAAAGCGGGAAATGAAGTAAGTGAAAGAGAAAAAGTAGTAGTACAGATATATTCAACAAAAGACCCTGTGGCAAGATGGACAAAGGCTGTTGCAACCGCCCTACCTACGTTCCCTTTTGCTAATGAAGTGATAATTGCAAAAGTAAAATAAAAAATTTAAATACTGTTAAAAGACGCTTAAAACATAATTTAAAGCGTCTTTTAAAATGCAAAAAAGGAGAGAGAAAATGAAAGTAAAATCAATAAGAGGCAGTATAAAATATAACGGAACCGTATATGAAGAAGGAGCGATGTTTGATATAGAAAATGCAGACTTCGACTCTCTAAGAGAAAATATTGAAGTGGTAGAAGATATTCAACAAGAGGATAACATAAAAGATAGTGAAGACACACAGTATTCAGATGGTGAAGTTATAGAAATAAATCTTGATGATGTAGATTTAAATACTTTTAACATATCAGAACTTAAAAAAATAGCAAAAGAAAAAGATGTGAAATTGCCTGATAAAGCCACTAAACAAGATATTATAAAAGCAATTGAAGAGAGTAAATAGAAATGGATGAAAACTTAATAAGAAAATACTGGCTTGATTTTGCAAGAAGATATTGTAATCAAAACTTCAACGAGGACAATCTACCGCTGGTAGTTGAGCTTTTTCTTGATATGAAAATAAAAGCATACAGAGAAAATCCCAACGTAAAAAGTGAGTCACTCTCAGATATGAGCATAACATATTTTGATAAAGAGCTGTCCGCTGAAGAAGCAAATCTGCTCGGGCAGGTAAGAAAGCTCAAGGTGGCAAAGTAATGGGAATACGAATAACAAGAGATATAAATAACGTTGATAAAGTGTTACAAGTGTTAGAACAACTGCAAAGTAAAAAAATGAATATCGGAATACTGTCAGATTCAGATGAATTGACACTGCAAAAAGCAAATGCTCACGAATTTGGAGCACATATAGTTCCTAAAAACTCAAAATACCTAACCATACCGCTTGGCAAAGAATATGCAAGCCAAAATGCGAGAAATGTCAGCGGGCTTTCAGTATACAAAAGTAAAAACGGTAATTTATTTCTTGTGAAAAATAAATGGAAAGAAAATATGGAATTTTGTTATTTTTTAGCAAATTCTATAGATATTCCTGAACGCTCATTTATAAGAGCAGGATTTGATAAAAATAAAAATGAAATAGAAGACATGGTAGAACAAGCCATTGCGGAAACTATTGAAGGTCAAATCGATATGGAAACATTTTATGAAAAAGTAGGCATTTACTGTGTAGGGAAAATTCAAGAATATTTGATTGATTTGGACAGTCCTCCGCTTTCTCCTCTTACACTGGCAAACAGGCAAAACGGAGGAAGTAATCCACTTGTTGATACCCATCAAATGAACGAACAGATAAGCTATAAAGTAGTATAATGGGGAGACTAATATGGGACTATTCAATTTTAAATATTTAGTAAACAGATACGGCAAAATAAAGCCTGTCGCATTAATTGAAAACGGAGGATATTATGATTATGAAAATGGCGGAGAATATGTAAAAGGAAGCATAACAAAACAAGAATTTGAAGGTGCTGTAGTACCCTTTTCAACTCAGGAACTCAAATACGAAGAAAACGGGAGATATAAAAGCGAAGACAGAAAACTATATTGCTACAGACATTTTGAAGTTGGAGATAAAATTGAACATAAAAATTATGTGTTCACAGTAGATAAGAAAAAAGATTATAGCGATTTTGATGATAAGTTAAACATATATTATCTTGTAAGGAGTGATGTGCTTGGAACTGAAAAAAATTAGAAATATAATAGTAAAACAGCTACATGAACACATCAAAAGACCTGTAGTAATGCTAAGACAAATATCAGACAAACCACTTAAAAATGACAAGATAGACTATCCGTTTGTAGGTTATAATTTCATATCGTCATATATAAAAGAAAAAGGACAAGGAGTATACAAACAGTTTGAAACAAGCTCATCTGATACAAGATTTGAAAAAGACATAATAGATAATCTCAATCTACAAGCACAATTTACTATGTCATTTTCAGCGTATGCAGATGATTCCATAAGTGCAAAACAGCTCGCACTTGACGCACTCGAATATTTCAGACATATAGGGTACAGACAATTATTACAAGAAAATATAGTAGTTATAGAATGTATGAACATATCAAACAGAGATATATTTGAAATAGACTACTACGAGAGGCGTGAAGGATTTGATGTTAGATTTAGAACTACACACGATATAAAGACAAGAATTGAAACTATAGAAACATATAAAGTAAACAGATATTAGAAAGGAAAGTGAGAATATGGCTCAAGCAAGAGAAAAAGACTTTGTTGTAAATATTACCAAACTTACAAGAGCAATAAATCAAAGAGGCTTTGGTCTTATACTTATATACGATACTGAGCACGATAAAGAATACGGCTTGTACAGCGATATATCAGCAGTCGGTGAGGCGTTCCCTACAAGCTCAAAAGCATACAAAATAGCAAGCAGGATATTTGGGCAAAAACCAAAACCGCAAACAGTAGCAATAGCCGGCAATACAAAAATGAACGAAACAGATGGAACAAAAGCTGTATACACAATAACACTTCAGACAGCATTTGCAAGTGGTGATATATTTAATATTAACGGTAAGCAATATAAATATATGAAAGCAGATCCAAACAAAGATAAAGATGAATTTACAGGAGAAAATATACAAGCTCAGATAACAAGCTTAAAACCTCTTATTGCAAAATATGAAACAGATTTTGATATTACTATAACTGCCACTACAATAATATTTACACAAAAAATAGCGGGTGACGGAGATATCCCTATTATTTCAACAATCGGTACAGGAAAAGCTACTGTAACTACAACAACACCTGCGGTACTACCTACAGGAATGATAGCATTTTTGAACCAGTTAAGAGATAAATATCAAGATCCTTTTTTCCTTGTATGCACAGACAACTCCGACGATGCTATAAAAAGACTAAGTGGATGGATAGATACACAAGAGATGATGTATTTTGTAACATCACAAAGCCTATCAGCACCAAAGCTCATTCGCTCTGAAAATACTGTAGTTATGTATCATAATGATGTAAATTCATATGTTGCTGAAGGATTGGCAAGTTATCTTACTACTGCAAAGGTTGGTGGAGTAACAGCTAAATTCAAAGAAGTAAAAGGCGTAATGGAAGCTAAGGTAACATCTACACAGTTAAGTGCTTTGCATAAAAGCAACGGTTTTACCTATATAGAAAAAATGGGACTGCTCCAAACCACAGAAGGCAAAACTACGTCCGGAGAATATATTGACGTTGTTATGGGAGCTTACTGGATACAGTTCAAGATGGAAGAAGGTCTGGCATATCTCGCTGCAAATACTCCAAAGATAGGATTTGACAACGCAGGTATATCAAAAATGGTCGATGTCTGCAACAATGTATTAAAACGTGCTGCATTTGAACAAGATATAATCCTTGTTGATAAAGATGGAAATGCCAAGTATAAAATAGAGTATATACCAAGAGAAGACACAGATCCTAACGATGTAGCAAACAGAAACTATACAGGGATAAAATGGACAGCCAAGCTTGCAGGAGCAATCCATAAAGCTACAGTATCAGGAACATTGGAATATTAGGAGGTAAAACATGGATGTAAAAACATATGATCCGCTGAAAGTAAATCTTGTAGTAAACGGAGTAACTATAACAGGATTTGCAGACGGCTCAATAATAGAAGTAGAAAGAAACGAAGACGCAATAATGCCATATGTAGGCACTAAGGGCGAAGTTGCAATAGCTGAGAGTGCCGACAAGACAGGAACATTTAAAATAACTCTTATGTCAACATCACCTTCAGTACAATATCTCAATACTCTCGCAAAACAAAAAGGAGATGATGCGGCATTTCCTGTTTCACTTGTAAACATGAATACAAATGCCATATCAGCCACTGCAACTACCTGCAGAGTAAAAAAGATGGCATCAGAAACAATAGATAAAGACGTTACAGAACGTGAATTTGAGATATTTGCAGCTGATTTAGATTTAATATAATAAAAAATATAAGGAGAAAAACAATGAATATAAAAAAAGCGTTCGGATTTGAACAAACAGAAATAGAAGTAAGAGGACAAAAATATAAACTGCAAAATATACCATTTAGAGCATTTTATGAGCTACAAGAAGAAAGTAAAGACCAGTACGGCAATCCAAAAGCAACTAAAATGTACGATTATATTTTTAAAAACGTAATAATAGAACCGAAAGTAAACTGGGAAAATTTTGAAGAAATAGGAGAAATAGAAGAGTTGATGAAAGAGTGCATGACCTTTCTTACGAGAAAAAAACCACTCCAAGAACAAGAGCAAAATCAAGGATAAAGTCAAAGGCGAATGGATATTTTGGAGACCTGTTATGGACGAAAAAATATCATATACAGATGCACTTAATATGACATATGCCCAGCTATTGGAGATAAATACAGCTATGGACGTATATATCGAGAAAATAAAAAAGAGCAGTAAAAAATAAACCGGATAAATTCCCCTTTTTGTATTGAATTTATAATATGTATTTGGTATACTTATCACAAATACATATTATAAAAAAGGAGATGTTTAAATATGGGCTTTTTAGACAAATTGGGGCTCGGAAATAAAGATGAAATAATTGAAAAAATTAAAGAAACAAAAAGTAAGATGGATCAAAGAAAAGAAGAACGTAAAATAGCAAAAACATTTGGAATAAAAAAAGTAAGACATATTTCAGGGCTACCTATTCCAGAGGGAACAATGACAAATTTATTTTATACTTGGGATAACTTTCAAATGTCTGTAGATGGAGCAAATTATAATGTAGAATCTAATAGGATAATGGGGGCAGTATACAAAAAGAAAAAAGAACTTATTAATATATCCCGTTCAAGCAGTATAGGAAAGGCTGCATTAGGTGGAATACTACTTGGACCTATAGGAATTGCATTAGGCGGAATGAAAGATACACATAAAGACTACAAAGAAAGCTACGTTTTGGCTATTAGTTATATAAGTGAAAATGAAGCTAAATATTTAATTTTTGAAACAGATAATTGGAAAGCAGAGATAGACAAATTATGTTCATTTATACAAAATGAAAGAGAAAAAGCTACATTAGATGTAAAATTATAAAAAAATTTTCATAACTAAAAAGGCGCTTGATCTAAAGCGTCTTTTATAATACAAAAAAAAATATAAAATAATTCTTGACGTTCGACATCAGATATGCTATAATTCTTTCTAAGAAAGGAGGAATTTATGACTGATGTACAAAAAGTGTTCATAACTAAAGAAGTCGCCGATGAAGTAGGCTTAAATCCATCATATTTGATTAAATTAGCTAAAAAAATCGGACTAAACAAAAATGAAATGAGAGAAGCAGGCAGTAGGAATTATTTGTTTAGTGAAGAAGGTGTAAAAAAAATAAAGTTATGGATAAAAAAATAAGATATTCGTTCCATTTTTCTTTGGCGAGAAAAAACGAATATCTTAACGAAGGGCAACATTAAGTTGCTAAATATATGATAGCATAAAATGTTGCTCTTTTCAATAACTAATTGAAAGGAGAACACAATGCAAGAATTACAAGTATTAAATCTAAAAAATGATATAACACTTGATAGTCGGCTGGTTTCTGAAATGCTTGATAAAAAACATTCAGATTTATTAAGAGATATAGAAACATATATACAATATTTTTCTGAAAACGCAGATTTGCGTTCTCAAGATTTTTTTATTAAAAGTAGTTATAAAGTTAATGGAAACAATAAAACATATAAAAACTATCAAATTACAAAAAAAGGTTGTGAGTTTTTAGCTCATAAATTGACAGGACAAAAAGGCACAATATTTACAGCTAAGTATATAAATGCCTTTGAAGATTTAAAACAAGGGACAAACAAGCTACAAGATAGTGAACTGATAAAAACCATAGTAACGTCACAACAAAATATGATGTCAATGATAGCTATGCTGACACAAACGGTAAACGTGTTAAGCAAAACACTACCTACAGAAAATACAAATCGAATACCTGTAAATACTTCAAACCATATACAAAATAACACTGAAATACAGGAGCTGATAAATAATCAAGGATACAAGCTGACATCAAAACTTCTTACTCTCCCCCAGGGCTCTTGGACATAGTAGACATACTACTATCACAAGAGGACAGAAATTTTTCATATATCTCAAGATATTTAAAAAGCAAAGGGCATGACATATCCTTTGCGGCAGTATCAAGATATTATCACAAATATTTCAAGGGGGTAAAATAAAATGAACAATCAGGAAAAATTAAAACAAATAATAGACAACTTGCACGAGGCACTGACAAATATCACAGATGCGAATGCACTTTTATCACAAAGTGAGAAAACAAAGGCATATCTTGAAGAATACAACAAATTCGAAAATGAATGCCACAGCAAGCTTGATTTTGAGGAATCAAACAAGCTGTATGAAACGATAGCGTTTTATGAGCAGTCATTTGGAATAGCTGCATTTCTCACAGGTTTTCAGGCAGGAGTTAAAAGCGAAAGAATGATAAAAGACAAAGATTTTGTAAGTAAAATGTTAAATATGATTATGTAATTTAAATTTTAAGACATCTTAAATTGATATTTAAGGTGTCTTTTAAATTGCAAAAAATTATATGATAAAAGGAGGTGAGTTATGAGTTTAAGAGAAGTTACGTTTGATATAAGCTTTACAGGTAATGCCGCCGCACTTGTAAACACCAATACTGCTGTAAATAATCTGATGACAAATACAACCGCCGCATCAAGTACACTAAACGGACTTGGCGGAGCAATTCAAAATGTATCAATAAGTACACAGGCAGTAAATACTGCATTGGACGAGCTCGGAGCAAATACAGCTATTGATGAAGCTGAGACTTCTGTTCGTCAATTAGGCGAGTCAGTAAGTCAAACAAATAGGCAAACATTAAGCTTTATAGGTACTATGCGAGGCTTTGTATCAAGGTCAAGGATAGTTACAAGCCTTAACGAAATCGGAAGCTCGGCAAGAAGAAATATATCAGATGCTTTTACATCCTCCTCAAATACAGCAATAAATGCTGTAAGAAATATAGGGACAAGTATACGAAACGGCATTAATTCGGCATTTAATGAAACAAATATGCAAGGAAGATTTGTAATCGGACTGTTTAACGACATAGGACGAGCAGGACGAACCGCCTTTAATGCTACAAGAACATATATAAATAATGTCAACGCTTCTACGAGAAGTCTTGGAGACAATCTTAATAAACTGTCATCAAAGTTAAATGATATAGGGGGCAAAGCAAGTAAGTTAGGCAATTCTCTTATGCTTAAAGTAACAACTCCTATTATGCTTACAGGCACAAAGATGATAAAAACTGCAGCAAGTTTTGAATCTGCAATGAGTCAGGTAAAAGCAATATCTGGAGCAAATGAAAAAGAGTTTGCAGCTCTCAGCAAAAAAGCAAGAGAAATGGGAGCAACGACACAGTTTTCTGCAAGTCAGTCGGCAGAAGCCTTAAAATATATGGCTCAAGCAGGTTGGGACACAGATAAAATGATATCGGCACTTCCGGGAGTTATGAATTTGGCATCTGCATCCGGAGAAGACTTGGCGTTGTCATCTTCAATAGTAACAAGCTCTATGACTGCATTCGGACTTAAAGCGGATAAAGCGTCATTATTCGCAGACGTATTGGCACAGGCAAGTAATGCGTCAAATACAGGTGTTGCGGAAATGGGCGAAACATTTAAATATGTAGGACCTCTTGCAGGTGCTTTAAAATACAGTATTGAAGACGTAGCCATAGCAACAGGTCTGATGGCGAATGTAAATGTCAGCGGTTCACAGGCAGGTACTGCTTTAAGAGCGGCTCTTTCAAACCTCGTAAAACCGACAGATCAAATGAAATCTGCTATGGATAAACTCGGCATATCTGTTACAGATTCAAGCGGAAAAATGAAGCCATTCAAAACCGTAATGGACGATATGCGAAAAGGATTTGCAGGACTTACAGAAGAAGAAAAGACATTTTATGCGGCAACAATATTCGGTGATACCGCAATGTCAGGAATGCTTGGAATAATTAATGCCTCTGAAGAAGACTATAACAAATTGGGAGATGCGATATATAATGCCGCAGGAGCGGCACAAAAGGCATCAGACATAATGCAGGATAATCTTCAAGGCGATTTCAATAAGTTAAAATCAGCATTAGAAGAAGTAAGCCTGCAAATAGGAAATCTGTTAATACCTCATCTTAGAAAGGGAGTTCAGTATGTCAGAGATTTGGTAGAAAAATTCGGTAATCTTGATGATACTACAAAAATAACAATACTTAAAATGATAGGTTTTGCCGCAGCTATAGGACCGCTGATTAAAGCATTCGGTTTTGCTACAACCGGAGCAGGCAGATTTTTAAAAGTATTGTCATTTTTATCAAAGCATAATGCTGTAACTATGATAGGTTCATTGATTGACGGATTTATTAAGCTTAAAGCAGGATTTATAGCAATACAAGGTTTAGGATTAAAAGGTATGCTGCTTGGAGTAAAAGGAGCACTTGTGTCATTTGGTACAACAATACTTCCCGTTATAGCGACAATAGGACTTCTTGTAGCAGCCGGATATTTACTTTATAAAAACTGGGATACTGTGAAAGCAAAAGGTATAGAGTTTATAAACTCATTAAGAGATCAATTTACCTCTTTTTTGCCCGATATAATGGCATTATGGGATAATTTAAAACAGATATTTATATCTCTACTTCCTGTTTTTAGTGGAGTTGTAGGTAGTATAATCGGAGGAATCGGAAGCTTTATAAAAACCACTGTAAATCTTATAGGCTCAGTTATAAAAATATTTAAGGGTTTGACAGATTTTCTGCTTGGGGTATTTACCGGAGACTGGAAAAGAGCATTTGACGGCATATTTAATATATTCGCAGGAATAATAGACGCTATAAAAAGTATATTTAGCGGAGTAATAGACTTTTTCAGTTCTGTACTTGGCGGATTTTTAGGCGGAATCAAAGAAGGAGAAAAGGCTGCGAATGCTGCAAAAGAAAATGTGGCGGGAGGCTCAGTAACTACAGCTACAATACCAATGAGGACAAATACTATACCTCAATTTGCAAAAGGTGTAGATAATTTTTCAGGCGGACTTGCAATAGTAGGAGAAAAAGGTCCGGAGCTTGTGGACTTACCAAAAGGCTCATCAGTAAAGACAAATAGCGAAACAAAAGAATTTTTTACACTTGATGATACATCAGATGAATTTTACAATAAAGCCCCTATAACAAAATCGGGTAAGAGCATACACGTTATATTCTCTCCAACTATAAATGTTACAACAAGCTCAAATGAGCCGCACGAAATAGCTGAAGTATCTAAAAATAAGATAAGAGAATATTTTGAAGAATTTATAGACGAAGTCGAATTTGCAAATTAAGAAGGTGTAAAGTATGAATATTAGCAAGATTGGAAATGTTGAGTTTTCAGCTACTACAAGCGAAGAAGTCAAATTTGAAAACGAAGTTACAAATAGAGCCGTAGAAGATATAGGCTATATATCAGACCATGTAAAGCCTAAGCCTGTAGTATTTAGCGTATCTGGAGTAATAGTCGGGCAAGACGCATTCAGTAAGTTAAAGACGCTAAGAAAATACTGTCAAGGTAAACAAGTATACAAATATATAGGCAGAAATATAATGTCAAATGTAGTTATAGAAAGCTTTACAACAACACATAACAAAGAGGTTCAAAACGGATTTGAATTTACTATGTCCTGTAAAATCATAAAACAGGCAAAAAGCAAAAAAGTAAAATTGCAAGGCACAGATCCTGTTAAAAAAGAAATTTCTCCGGTAAGAAAAAACTCTAAACCCCCTGCTCCTATAAAAAAGCAGACATCATCAGTAAATAATGCAGGTAAATATGTAAATCGTACAAAAAAAGTCGATGCACAAAAAGCAAAAAAATATGATGAAATACAAATAAAGCAGTTATCACAAAAAAAGATAAGGCATATGAAATATTCAGAGGCTATAATGCTTTCAGGATATCTCGCAAGTCAAAAGAAAAAATAGGAGTCTGATATTATGCTTAAAGATAAAAATATAGCTACTTTAAACGAAGTGGAATATATTGAAATAGACAAAGAATTGATACCCTACTCATTCACATACGACTATGAGGATAATATATTTGAAATAGAAATAAGATATAACGCAGAATTTGACTATTTCACAGCAGATTTATATATATTAAAGGACAGTGAAAAAATAACGCTCATATTAGGTGAAAAGCTTATGCTGTCTCAACTTATGTTTATGTCTATAACATATTTGAATATCAAACTTCCTGCTTTTATTCCTTATGATTTTTCAGAAAAATCGAAAAAAATTGGGTGGGATGAAATAAAAAACATAAGTTTGGTGGTGGTAAAAGATGATACTGTTTGATAGGCAGGCAACGCTGCAAATTGGAAGTAAATTATACAAGTCAGATGATATAGATATAGAGTTTAATGTGCCTTTTTCTACAGAAAATGAGCCGGACATATCTGAAATCTCAGTATATAATTTATCGCCTGCAAGTATTGCGAACATTAAAAAAGATACAAAAGTAGTTTTAAGTGCAGGTTATAAAAATAATATAGGACTGCTGATAAGCGGTAATGTTGCAACGTTTAAGACTACTATAGAAACAGTTGATAAAAAAACTACTATGAAGGTTGCAACAGCAATAAATGCTTGGAAAGAGATGAAAATACACAAGACATATGCAAAAGGCACAACATCACAGGATATACTAAGCGATTTAATAAATAATTTTGGCGTTACAATAGCGGATATGAGCGTAGTAAAAAATGTAATGTACAAAAAAGGCAAAACTGTATCAGGAAGATTAAAAGACGTTGTAAAAAAGCTCGCTTTAGAAACGGACAGCAAGTTTTATATGGATAAAGACAGGGCATATGTAAGAGATTATAAAAAAGGCACACAAAGCGGATTTGTACTAAGCTCATTCACAGGATTACTCGGCTCTCCGGAAGCGGCAGAGATAAAAGAAGGGCAAAAATCTACCAAGCAAGGCTGGAAATTAAAATGTCTACTTAATCATAATATATTTACAGATTCAATAATAGTGCTTGATTCAAAGCTTGTAAAAGGTAATTTCAGAGTAGTAAAAGGACGGCACACATCAGAATGGATTACGGAAATGGAAGTGGTATAAATGGGACTTGCAACATTAATTCAAAATAGTATTAACAGTCATATAGGGCAGTTAAACACACTTATGCTATGTAGAGTCGTGCAGGTAGTGCCGTTTATAAAACTAATATCATATTTTGATATGGGATATGAAGACGGCAGTACATCTGCAAGGACAGAAATACAAGATCCTCTAATACTGAAAGGTGGATCTTATAAAGTTGGCGATGTTGTACTTACTGGCTTTTTACAAGAATTTGTAGAAGACGGAGCTACAAGAAAATTTGATATTTCAGATGCTGTAATAATAGGCAAGGTGCAAATATGAAAACTTTTTTGATAAAAGATGATGATATTGTAATAGAAAATGGCGATGTAATGCTCGTATATGATACAGATGAGATATGTCAATGTGTAGAACGTGCGATAACTACAAGACTTGAAGAGTTTTTCTTAAGTCTTGAACATGGCATGGATTATGAAGAAATGCAAAGCAAAGCTCCTGATATAGACAGATTAAAACTTGACGTAATAGAGGCAGCTCTTCAGGAAGAAAGATTAAGTCTTATTGAAAGCATATATATTGACATAAATAGAGCAAACAGAAAAGCAAATATAATGTTTGTAGGAATACTTGAAAACGGAGAAGAAATACAAGGAGAGGTGGTGATATAGTGTTCGGGCTTAGTGAAAAAGGCTTTAAGAGAAAATTATACTCTGATATAGAAAATGACTTATTTATAAGAGCAAAAGATATGTTTGGAAATGATATAAACCTAAGTGAGAGAAGTCCTCTTGGGATATTTCTAAGGGTAATAGCTTGGTCATTATCTCTTATATGGCAGGTAGCTGAAAAAACATATCATCAAGGGCATTTAAGTTCTGCCGAAGGCTTATCACTTGACTATGTATGTGAAAAGGCAGATATATACAGATTTCCTGCTTTAAAGGCAACAGGAGAAGTAAAATTTACAGGTAAAGCCGGCAAGAAAATATATAAAGGCTTTAAGGTAGCTACAAATAACAATGTAGTATATGAAACAGTGGAAGAGGTACAAATATCATCTGATGGCACAGTAAAAGCAAAAGTAATATGTACACAACTTGGGGATATAGGCAATGTTGATGCAAACACAATAAAAACAATAATAAATCCGGAATTAGACATAGATTCTGTAAACAATACAGAACGATTTTTGACCGGTAGAGAAGTTGAGACTGATGACGAGCTAAGAGACAGATATAAACTATCTTTTATAGCAAGCGGAAAGGCTACAATAAATGCAATCATTGCTCACCTGCTTAAAATACCAACATTGAAAGGCTACAAGGTACTTGAAAACGACACAATGGAAGTCAAAAATAATATGCAGCCTAAGAGTATCAAAGTAATTGCACTTGGTGGCACAGACGAAGAAATAGGACGTGCAATATTTGAATCAAAAGCGGCAGGCATACAGACAAACGGAAATGTGACATATATGGCGACCGATAATCTTGGATATAAGCATGAAATCAAATTTTCAAGGGCAAGCGAAGTAAGTATATTTGCAAAGATAGATATAACTTTTAATATAACAACTATAAACAAAGACGAACTGAAAAAAGAGGTAATATCCAGGTTTAAAAAATATATACGCTCAATAAATATGGGCGATACTGTAATAATAAGTAAGATAATATCAGCTATATTATCCGAAGATATTAAAGACGTTGATGTTATGATTGGAAAATCAAATGCAAGTCTTGCAAGAAGTAATATAACTTTACTTGATGAAGAAGTACCGACAGTGATGGATGAAAATATAACTATAAACGAGGTGTAATTATGAATTTGAAAAATATGATTACACGACTAACTTCAAACTATAATAAAAATGAAAATAGCAATATATACAAGCTATTTTCAATACTTGCTCCCGAAGTTGAATGTTTAAAAGATATTTTTGAAAAAATTGAAAGTTGGCAAGGTATTAAAAATGCTCAAGGACATGCTCTTGACCTTATAGGTGATGATGTAAGGCAAGAGAGACTTGGACTTAATGATGAACAATATAGACCTATGCTAAGATTTAAAGTATCTTTAAATAAGAGTAATGCTGATATTGATAGTGTTAATACTGCTATAAAAAGCATTACTGAAGATAATTTTATAAGATTACATGAGGGATATGACTATATAAATGAGCCTGCAAGTATAGTAATACGCTTAAAAAGCTTTGATAAAAATGTAAGGTATGACCTTATAGATGATATTTTAGCGGCAGGAGTTAGAGCAAATTTAAAAGTTGAGAAGCAGACGCTTGATAGGCTGTATATAGGAAGTGTTACGCTGTGTGGAGAAACAACAACGGTATATCCATACAATATAAGAACTATTGAAAATAAAGCTACAGTATATGTAGCTACAGGATATAGTGCCGGAATCGAAACAATTGAAATATTACCTAAAAGATAGAAAGGAGTAAATATGTCGGAAGTTTTTTATACAATGCTCACCAACGCAGGCAAGGCTAAAATTGCAAATGCAACTATACTTAATACCAAAGTAAATTTTAGTAAAATTGCAGTTGGTGACAGTAACGGAAATTATTATAATCCTACAGAAGTTCAAACTTCTCTTGTACATGAAGTTTGGAAAGGTAGTGTAGGAAATATCAGAGTTGATGAACATAATTCTAATTGGATAGTAGTAGAGTCTATTATACCGCCTACAACTGGCGGATTTATGATAAGAGAGGTGGGATTGTTTGATGATGAAGGAGATCTTCTCGTAATTGCGAAATATCCTGAAACCTACAAGCCTACTGCAAATGACGGAACAGTAAAAGAACTTGTCATAAAATTAGTTCTTGAAGTTGCCAATACTTCTGTGGTAACACTGAAGATAGATCCAACTGTCATTGTGGCAACAAAGCAAGATATAATCGACATGGGAAATAAAAAAGCAAATCTTATCCATGATCACAATGATTTATATCATACTAAGTCTGAGATTAGTACGCTTTTGGATAATAAGACAAGCATATTAGATGAAAAAATTGATTTAAAACTTGGAAAAACAGAAAAAGCTGCTAACAGTGAAAAATTGGACGGACTTGACAGTATAATGTTTGCAAGGAGCTATTCGGAGGCTAACAATGATATAGTACCAGGAGAAATATTTAATAATCCGAGTCATAAACAAAGTTATATAGGCACAATCAGTTATGGAGTTGCAGTAGGACTACCTTGTAATTATTGTAAAATAATATATATGTCACACAATACCAACGGGTATGGTACGCAGATTGCTATACCTTATGATAGCGGTCAATATTATGGAATATTGTATAGACAAGCTAATGGTAATCAATGGTTAGGATGGTGTGAACTGTTAGATGGCAGAGATTGTAATCAAAATTATCCCGGAAGAATTGCTCCCGGAAATGATGCAAATAATTGTTTAGATTCAGGTAAGGCGTATTACTGTATTTGGAATCAAACTAAAAATCTTCCACTCGGTGATAATATTGATGATGGAATTATTATCCCATATATGCATATTAGAGATCAATACGGATTTCAAATATACATGACTTGGAATAGCACTGCAATATATTGGAGAAAGAAAGGTTGCTGGTAATTGGGATACTTGGCAATGTATTGGTGGTGGAACATGGAATCAAGAAATAATTAAAGATAGTAATCAGGTATTCAAATATCTAAGATGGAATAAATATGGACAAGGTCATGTGATATTTGATGCAAGCCAAGGAATAAGACCTGACGGACAGCCATGTGACAGTATAAATCCTCAAGATTGGTGGCAGAACGGATTCCCCACTTTGATGGGATTCAACGGACACAGAACATATGGCGTTAAAGTATCAAATTCAGGGTGGTCGGATAATGCGGGAAGTGTGCAAGGTTTTCCTTTTAGAAACAACAATGGTAAATTGGAAGTGTTGATCGGGGGTGAATGGTTACAAGTGGGAGGACGTCAATATACGGTTACAAGATTAATAAATACTAACTGGAATGATGCAAACAGAAATGCTATAGGATCAGGTCATGTCTTGTTTGAATATAATGGAGGAAGTGGAATATTAAGAAGTCTATTTGCCAATATAGATTATAGAAAAACAGGAGCAATTTTCAATGTCATAATTGATGGTATAACTATTCATTATGATACAGGTAATTTCGTTTATAGCTCTGATAATTTGCAAATGAGTATGATTAAAGTTTTTACGAATAGGAGTGACGATAGTGCTAAATTTTTAGGAATACCTAATGAACTCGAATTTAAAAATTCTATAAAAATAACAGTTGCAGGATATGATATAGTCAGACAAGTGTTCGGTTTGGTTCAAACAGAAAAATAAGGAGATATTATGAAAGTATTAATGAGATTTAACAAAGAAGATAATAAATTTGTTGATATGCAAAATGTAACGCAAGAATATATTTATAAATATCAAGATGTAGAAGAATTAGAAGAAAAAGACGGATATTATACATCACTTGAATATGACGAAAAGACGAAAAAGGCTATAAGAAAATATGTTGAAATGAAAAAAACAAAAGAAGAAATATTAGAAGAAAAATTGAAAACAATGCAAGAACAAATGGAGCAAACGAACAAGGCTATTGAAGATTTGATATTACAAAACACTTAGAAGGTGATATTATGATTGCCTATTTTATAGCGAAAGTAAAGCAATTACGCTTTATTATATATATTTTATTTTTATATCTGAAAGGAGATAGTATTATGTATGAATTTTTAGCGTATCGTGTTATCACAGGGCATTTGACTTGTATACCAGAAAAGGCAACAAAGACAAAAAGATTAGTACCTGAAAGGTTAAGACCGCCAGTGCTTGATATATTAGCAGAAAGCGGTTTCGACGGGGACGGACAGCCACTTGAAAAAGAAACGGAAAAATCAGAATAGCTAATATTCAAATATACTTGTAAATATTATGTACAAGTATAACTAAAATAGGCAATAAACAAGGACTTAATAGTCTTTTTTTTATTGCCTTTAAAACATTAAAGGAAGTGAAGTATGACAAATGATATAGAAAAACTTGAAAAAGAACTCAAAAAATTAAAAGAAAAAGATAAAAAAACAAAAAAAGAATACAGCAAAATAATAGTATCGCTAATAATCATAATAAATATACTTTTTACAATAGCTATAATGATACTGTTTTTAAAACAAGGCTCTGAACCTACATCACTGATAGTAGCGTGGTTTTCATTTACCACAGTAGAGCTTTGGAATTTAGCAAAGATAAAACAACATAAAATAAATAAGGAGATATAAGATGAAACAAGAAATGCAAACAGTATTAGTACAATTACTAATAGCAATAATACCGATATTATCAGCTTTTATAGTAAGACTTTTAAATTTAAAGTCAAACGAAATAAAGCAACATACAAAAAACAGTAAACTCGATAAGTATGTTGATTATGCTGCAGATATAATCAAAAAATCAGTCATAGCAGTTAATCAAATATTTGTAGACAAATTAAAAGAACAAAATGGATTTACACCTGAAAAGCAAAAAGAAGCATTTGAATTAGCGAAAAAGAAAATACTATCAATGTTAAATGAAGATGCAAAAAAGGCATTGACTATGATATACGGAGATTTAAATACATTCTTGGATTCGCAAATAGAAGCTACCGTTAACAACCTGAAAAATCAAAGCATTGAAAAAGAAAGTAAAGAATGACAAATGACACTGCAAGAAGCTATAAATCATATAGACGAAGTCATAAATGACACTAAATGTGAAGAATGTAAGAAAGAACATATACAGTTAAAACAGTGGCTTATAGAACTACAAGAAAGGAGAGAAAATGAAAACAAGAGCTGATATATTAAACTATGCCAAGTCTTTGATTGGCTATACTAATTACAAAATGGGAGCTAAGTATTACAACTATAATAACGATGTGAATAAACCTAAGCTCCTCGATTGCTCAGGATTTGTTGTTTGGGCATATAAGATGTCAGGCTTTTCAGTTCCGGATGGAACATACCACCAATGGCAGACATCACATGAGATATCTTCAAAAGATTTGAAAGTTGGAGATATAGGCATAAAAGAACAAGGCGGACTTGGAATGTATAACCATGTCGGAATATATGCAGGGAATGGATACTGGATACATTGTAACTATAGCAGAAACGGAGTAACACTTGAAAAGACTGACATATTTAAGTATTACAGACGATTTAACAATATAATATTTGAAGATGACAAACAATCAAAGCCAAATAGCAATAAAAAAGACGACAATAAAACCTCTACAACTAAGGCAAATTCAAAGAAAGAAGATGATGAAATGATAGAGCAAAAAGAATTCATAGTAAACAACAAGAAAGTAAAGTTAGATACTATATTCAAAGACAATAAAAACTATGTATCTCTGCAATCATTAAAAGATGCAGGTTTAATAAACGCATCTTATGATAAAGAAAATAAAATAGCAGTAATAACATCAAAATGACATAAGTAAATACAGTGTATAAAGCTCTTTAAAGATAGTTTTTATAGTCTTTAAAGAGCTTTTAAATTATATTTAAAAACATAAAAATTATAAAAAAGAAAAAACAAAAAACTATTCAAAACATTATAATATTAACATTTAACTTTAATCAGAAAAGGAGATATAATAAATTATGGATAGTTTTTTATCATGGATAGGCGGAAAGAAATTACTTAGAAATAAGCTAATAACAGAGTTTCCAGACAGTAAAGAATATGATAAATATGTAGAAGTGTTTGGCGGTGCAGGCTGGGTACTATTTGCAAAGGACAGACATGCAACATACGAAGTGTATAACGATATAAACAGTAATCTTGTAAAT